GCGGCCACGTAGAACAATCGCCCATTGTAAGACGTAAAGAGGCCACGGCTTTTGTCTAACCCCGTATCGCAAAACACAGAAAGCCCTGGTGTGCCATACAATGCTGACACCTCTTTGCCAGATTCGTCGGTTTCAGGATAAAAGTTTATTGTGCGCTGTGCATCAAAGGACAAGCTTCTTTCAGAATACGAAGGCCCCACAAGACCCGTTTTCATCGAAACCATCCTGCATAAATATCATCAGTTCCCCGATAACCATCACCACTGTCAAAAACAAACCGCTTGTTTCTGTTAATGGCCCGTTCAATGGACATTTTTGAATTGCCCGCTATTTGGGCAATAACAGGGTCCACAGCTTGCTGATATTCAGGGTAAAGCATGACAGCCAAGTTATATGTTATTGCATGTTCCCAGCCATCAGGAAGGGAAATAACCGTGTCTAACGTGGCAATAGACGACAACGGTTTTTCCGACAAAATAAACAACTGATAATTCTGATCGGGAACAGGGTACAGCTTAATAATGGCCGTAGGATAGTTATTATTAAAGTTATAACAATAAGGCATCCCTGTGATTGATTTCATTGCTATTTCGTTAGCAAAATCAACGTCATTCATGTCATTGATGGGATAATCTATTGACCCACTGCGTACATACATGGTTTGAATTGTGATAGGCTTTGAGGTGTTGAACGTTTGGCCTATGCCTATGTTATAAGCACTTGTATTGGCCACCAACGTAAAGTTTTCTAGTGTGTTGGCATAGATGCTTAGGGTGTCATTGCTCCAGCTTGAAAGCATCATATTCAGCAAATATAAGGCATCCGCTGCCTCTAAAGCACTAGGACTCTCACCAGGGGCAAGAATCCTACATGCTTTCAATGCTCTTGTGACAATATCACGAGCCGTTGCCATAACATCACCCTGTGGTTACACGGCCAGCTAAATTTTCAGGACGAACCACAAAAAACGTGTAATCCGCAGCAGGAGCATCAAGCGCACCCGCTGTGGTGTTTCCAAACCGAATAACTACAGTGTCCACCCCAGTTGCACGTGCACCAGTAATGCCCAAGCCAGCGTTTAACGTTGAAGGAGGCACCACAAATACAATATCCCCAAGCAAAATACCAGGGACCGTAAAAGATTGTTCTGTCGTTGTGGCAGCCGCCACAGATGCAGGGTTAATGTTTACACTAACCGCGCACAAGGCAAAGATGTTTCCACCAATAATTCCTGAACTCATAAAAACCTCTCAAATGATAGGGAAGGGGAGTTGTTACCAACCCCCCCGATAAACTACGCCGTTATCCGCACAGCCCATTCAGGACGAACAGGCACAAATCCACCCAAAAAGTCTATTCTGAGGATGTACTGATCTGTTTTGATGTCGTGATCCGCCAAAACACGAATGGTCAAACCATCCACAGTTTCTTGTGCAGCTTTGTCCATGCCACCAGGCAAAATCAAAGGCACAGACGCAAAACGAAACGCCTCTTTACAGTACGTCAAAGAGTTTTGGAAAGGTGTTGGTGTTGCCGCTGCTGTTTTACCTGTTAAAAACACCACAGCAGCACCCGAGTTAGGCAAGGCCGAAACGTTTTGCAATCCACCACCAGCAGAACTGTAGATGGTTGGGGATACAGACAACGTGGCAGCACCCGAAGACGCTGTTGCCGTTGTGGTCACAACAAAAGGCTGCAAAAATGGCAACGTGACTTTGGTGATGGGGTGAACCGCAAAGGCACCAGCAACCGTAAATACAGTGCCCGCTGTGATTGTCCCAGAACCCGTTAAACCCGTTACAGCAATGGTTGTTGCACCGTTTGTCATATTTGCCGTTGTGGTAACAGCACCATCTGTTTGCGTACCCGTACCCGTTGTATGCGTATACATCAGGTTGTTACTCAAATACGTAAAACCATCTGCAAGACCCATTACACCGCGCTTGTATTGCTTAGAGATTTCTTCAGAAGACTGAAACAATCCCTTTCTCGCATCCACAGCCGAAGTTTTGGCACTAGGAGACAACAAAGCAATCCACTCATTCTCACTACCCGTGGCCAATAACTCAGACATACGCTGGTTAGCCTGCATCATGGTCAAAGTGTTAAACACCGTTGAACCCGCAGTACCAATAACGTTAGCCGTAGATTGACACGCTAACTGAATAAACGTTGACTCAATCCGCTGCGCCATTTGAGACACCAAAGGTTTCAAAACACGCATGGCAAACGAATCAAACGCCATGTCTGTCGCAAACTCATTCGATGTCAAAGCTACAGCCGCCGTAAACGACTGGTTTAACACCATGGCAACTTTTTCTTCAGTGATATCCTGAATTGCACTTGTAACGTCTCTGTTCGTTCCTGTCGTAAATCGAGCAGGCTTATTGATAAAAATCGTATCCCCAGTTTTGTAACCACCAGCTTGCGGGGCAAAATCAATCTGATCTTCCCGTGCAATGGTTTTTACAAACTGCATGTCATCGGCAAATATAGTCGCTGCCACTTTGGCAATCCGACCAGGGACCGATTTATTTGTGTTAATTGTATTAGGCATCAGCTTTTCCTTTATCTAAGGTTGTATTTTTTCCTGATCTCATCAGGGGTCATTTCAGAAACGTCTTTTTTGAATGTTCCCGTGCCTTTGACAGCCTGAATAGGCTTAGGAGCAGCAGAAACTTTCCTTGAATTCTCAATGTATTTCTGGCCTCGCATCTCAGCTTTTGCAAGAAACCTCAAGGCTTGCCGCCCGTCCATGTCTTCCAACTCATCAATGCGACCTTCCTTCATCAAAGTATAAAGAGCCAAAGGCCCATCCTCTGATTCCAAAATGGCCTTGCGAACATCAATAGAAAGATTTTCAGCAACCTCTTGCGTAAACTGATTGCTCAGCTTTTCAAAATCAGGAAATTTACCAAGATATTCGTCTTCTTTAGAGTCAAAATCCTTAACTCTTTGATCGTAATAGTCTTTTTCTTTACGGTAAGATTCCGATTGCTTTTCTTCCGATGTTCTTTTCTCTAAAGCGCTGCGAACATTATGTTCAACCTTGGCCTCTAAGTATTCATCCCATGTCTGATAATCATCAGGATTAGGGGCAGAATCCTTTTTCTCGCTAGGTTCTTTTGTCTGTTCTTTAACAGGTTCTTTAGAGGTTTCCTGCTGCAACTGAGCCTTAACTTGCTCCAATTCCGCACGCAGTTTTTCGATCTTCTTTTCACGCCTCGAAATAGCGTTTACAGCCTTCTTCGGAAAGGGCGTATCATCTTCAGGTTCGGCAATTTCTTCCTGAACCTCTTGACTCTCAACCTTGCTTTCTTCAATCGGGCCTTCATCTGTTGCAATATCAGCAGAAACTTCTGCTTCATTTACAACGACATTTTCTTCATCCATACATCACCTTTTTTTTAATTACAATACATTTTTACATAACGCCTTCGGGATTCACCACAACTGACGACATCAAGCCATTGTTATCCCTATTGATCGTGATGTTCTTCTTGCCTTGCAGCAAACTTGTTAGGCCCTGAATAGCCACGCTATTGCCCTGTAACAACGCCATTTCCAAAGAATCCATACCGTTTTCTTTCTCTTGGCCATTATCCTCTGATTCCTGCTCTTGCTCTTGATTTTGCATATTGCCAGACAGTATTTCCAACTCTCTCAACTCTTTTTGGGTTTCCATTTCCCTTGCACGCAAAAACAACTCTTGCTCTTTAATCTCTAATTCTTTCATTTTTATTTCTAATTCTTGCTGCTTTATTTGCATGTCTGCTTCCATTTCAGACTGCTGCAACATCAATTTGGCACCCTCAATCTCTGTCTTATTCTGCTCGCTCTGCACCTTGATGGCCGTATCTGCCTCTTTGTTATCAAGTTGCTGCTGCAATGCCTGCAATTCCTGTCCTGCCATCTGCAATTGCTGCTGCATGGCCTCCATCTGCTGCTGGTATTGCGCAGCCATAGGGTCGTCGTCTTCTTCCAAAAGCCTTGGATCCATGGTTTTCTTGATTCTTTCCGACAGAGCATCTGCCCCTGGTACATCCATGTATTTAAAGATCAAATCACCCACAATTTGCATCATTTCAGGCTGCGATTGCGCTATTTTCCCAAAGAACTCCGCCGATTCCTGCCGCTTTGTGGTAAACGAAGGGCCCGTTGTCACCTTCACCGTGTACCGCCCACGGGTCAAATCTATCTCCTCTTCCTGATCCTCTGCAATTTCACCATTGACGCCAACACGCTTAACGTTCCCTTCAACGTCCATGATATTTAGCACCCGCGCCGTATCATAAATCGTGGGAATCGCCGAAATAATAATCTTCCCAGCATAGGCAATGGCCCGTGTTAGGTTGTCCGCAAAGTGATACGTGGCCGTGTCACCCTCTTGCTGCCGCTTCTGAATGGCAACACCACTTGTCTCATTTGACCTATTGCCTAAAGACGCATCAAAGATACCCGTTGTGGCTTTTATATCCTCCGCCATCTCTCTTGCAGCGTTTATAATACCGGTAGGAATCTGAGGGGGTGGCAACCGCACAGGCTGAGGCAAAGCATTCCCAACAGGATCATGCGTTCTGTACTGAACAACCAACGATTTATGATCTTGCCACTCTTTTTCATAGCCACTAATAGCCCCCTCGGCAACCATTGTCGGTGCTACCTGCTGGTTTTTAACCAAAGACATTTCAACAGAACGCCAATAGTTATACATTATTTGCGGGTCTTTTGCTCGGCGAATGGCACTGGACAAATACCGCTTTCCCTCCACCCAGTACTCTTCCCCAAACACAGGAACCACAGGGATATAATCACCCGGAAACGTGGTCTGCTCTAAAATGTCCTTGCCAGACAGCAAAACCCTGTAAATCGTCTTTCTCATAACAGGACGCTTTTGCAACCCATCAGGCGAAACAATCTCCTCTTTGCTGCTCTTTATATAAAAATGCTCGGCAATAAAGATACTATCTTCGTCTTTATACTTCTTATCTACTCCCCCAGCCTTAAAATCCGCCGGATCGTTTTTGGGATATTCCTCTTTAAAATCAGATACTAACATCTCTTGCAAGATCGTGGCATGCTTCATATCAGAGCCATCCGACTCTGTTGACGTGCAATCAATGTAAACATTCAAAGGATTTGGAACACGCTTAATGCATATTTTCTGATTGAACGACTCATTGTCTTCGTATTCCGTTTCCACACGCATGAACCCAAGGCCACACCGCACAGACGATAAAGCCGCAGAATCATACACAGAGTCCGCCATGGACTCATATTCGATGTTCTTAATCAAACCAGACAGAATATCCGCCACATCCTCGCTAGACTCTTTGTCCCCAGGGATAATCTTGATTGCAGGCGTATTCATCCGAATATCATTCGCAATCTGATTCACAACAGAGGATAAACGGTCAATCGTAAGGGCCGGTGATGGCTTGTCCCGTATGCCTTCCCACTGAGCATCTTCGTCACCAGAAAGAAACCGCATGTCTTTCTTAGCTTCGTCATAGATAGACGACCAATACCCTTGATCCCTATCAAACTTGTCTTTAATTTTCTGGACTAAATCTTCGTCTTTCACAAAGTTTTTCCTTTATTTTCGTTATAGGCTATAGTTAAAAAAACTTTAAAGTCAAACAAAATGTGGTCAAACCGATACTGGGCAAAAACATACTGGGCAGGTAACTACTGGACCCCAAACACACAAGTTGCAGACGTTGAGCTTCTCGGTGGTGGTGGCTACGTCTATATACCCGCACACCAGAAAAGACCCGCACAAAAGATTGCCATTAAAACCATCCTTAAAACAATCACGAAAAAGCCACTACCACCACAACACATCAAGAAAGACCTACGCGAACTCTCTCAAGCCCTCAAGGTCACCATCAAAAAACCTCAAGACCTTGAACGCATAGACACCCTAGACCTACTCAAAGAACAAAAAGCAACAGAATTGCTTATCAAGATGTATCTAAACATCCTCGCTAAAGAGGAAGATGACTTGCTTATGCTCTTAATCGCCTTAGACCTTATCTAGTACACAGACCACCCACCTCTGGCCTTTATGTTGAGAGGCTTTGGCTCTGGCCACGCTAACCGCTTAAAGCCCTCACAGGCATATCTGAGCGCGTCAAGGCAGTGATCCTGCTGCCCTTTCTCAATCTCAGGCAATACCTTCCCGCTGTCCTTGTCCGTGGCATAACTATACATTGATATTTCATTTATCGTTTCCGTGCAATCAGGGTGAATCACTATCTTATAGCCTTTCAACAGGTCTATGCCCTCAAGGACGCTGTTTTTACCCTTGATACTAGGCATCATCTTGGGGAAACCATGACGGCGCATGTGGCTTATCGTCTCAGGCCTTGAGCTATCCGCCACAATAATGTATCGCTGACTCTCAGGCACGCTTAGGAACATCTTAGGCAAATCTATTGTCTCACACTGTTTCAGGACCAGCTCTTGATCGATATATAATGTCCGCTCTTTCAGGTAACAGCGTATCAACACCGTGGGATCTACGCTAAAC